TGTGGGGCTGCTACAGCAAAGCTTGCTAGCTTCACTGTTGTTTCAGCATCTTGAGGGCTAAACCCCTTATCCTCAAGAATTTGCTTTAGTGTCGGTTTTTTAGCCATATCTTTTGTTTTATAGAAAATCTTCATCTTCTTCACTCATTTCCATTGGGTCGAAATAAAAAATATCTTCAAATTCATCATATTCGTCTGAATATCCTTGAAGTATAATTGTAGTAGTTCCACCACCTTTTTCATCATCTACTAAATCATTATAATATCTATAAGCATCAGAATAAAAATCAAACATTTTTTCTTCCGTTTTACCACTATAAGGAATATATAAAACTTTAAATTTAGCATATCCTTGTGCTACTCCACCTTTAGCCATTTTATCCATAGTTCCTACCGTAGGCATCAGCATGCTGATGCCCCTGTTAATGTTTCAGGAGATAATCCCCTATTTTTAATTTCCCTTAACAATTCTGTTGACAACATAAGTGAATCTTCTAATTCACCGAACAGTTGTGAGTTTGTTAATTTATGTATTTCATATACCATTACCATATATTTTGTTTTAATATTATGGCACAAACATACAAAGCATCAGAATGTCTAATGTTAAGTTAATGTTAACAAATGGTTAAGTGTCGGATGTGTCGGATGTGTCGCTTACCCTACTGCGTTTAAGAGTAACCCTACTGCGTTTAACGATAAATCCCCAATTCTGAATAGCTTCTATATCACCAGACAAAGCCAAACAAAATCGGGGAAATTACCTAAACAATAAAAACAAAAATATTAAAAAACTATAATTTATGTCTTTCGACAAAACAAATATACAAAAATGTTTTAAACTACCTAATAGTATAAGAACCTTTTGTTCGATTTACTAAAACATATTGAGCGGCATACCTGATGGCATCGATGCAGTGGTTCCATTTGTCGACTGGTTTAGTCTGACCTTTAGTAGCCCATACATAGTTATTCAGCTCCTTGATAAGTTCTGTGGAGTCTGGATCTATAATAAGATCATAATCCTGGAGTAATGCAATACCAGATAAGATAGACCCACTGCGTTTAACGGTCGGGGTAATATTACATCCTTTTAACTTTATTTCCTTAATCAATCGTGGTTCTGCAGAGTCCGACACTATGAGGTGTGGACCTGCATAACGAATATTAAAATCTGCTATTTGTGTTGTAGACATACCCGTTCTAGCATACATTACCTTCAAGAATATCCGCTTGTTGCCTTTGTCTATCGCCAGCTTCACAAGTGTAGTGGGGTCAACGGAGAAACCGAAATCCTGTCCGAAGATAGTCTCGTAGTTATCATTAAACTCTCCTACTCTCCAGTTGGTAAATATAACACCTTCTTGCTTTTCCATCCATCCACCAAGTATCTGGTGCGTATACTTCTCAGGTCTACGCCTACGTATCTCTGCTATCTGATTGAGGAACGACTGCGACAGGTTATCGGTGTTATCCAGGTATGTAGTATGTATATATGTAATGCCTGACTTAATACCATTGAAACCTTCTGGAATGTCTCTGTTAGCGTAGAAACGTCCCCAGATCCAGTGTTCTTTAGTGGTGGGGTTGAGTATCAGGATAACCCTATTGGGTTTAGTCTTCACCCTAACGGACTGATCAATCTTATCAAAGGTATCTTCATCTGTAAGCTCTTCAGCCTCATCTAGGACAAAGGTGGTTATTGCGTTTAACGATTTGAGTGATGCTGTCTGATTCCCTGAGGCGGTGCGTATCCCCTTGAATAATATGGAGGACCCCGTCTTGATATTTGTTATCTCGTCCTTCGTTATGCGAAAGTCCTCGACAACTCCCATAAGTTCTAACTTCTCAATAAACTCAGGAATAATCGATGAAGATGCAGATACCATTGTGTACCGTGTAAATAGTACCTTGTGTCCTTTCTCGTATGTAAGGAGTAGCAGGAACACGTTAACGGCAAAAGATTTACCAGAACCTCGACCACCTGTAGTGATAAAGTACCTGGAGTCATTACCAAACGATTTATACTTCGGGTTCAGATTCGGTACCTTCATCTTCGGATGTAATGTCTATTATGTCTTCTATCTCCTTGGGTTTGTCTGATCCTGTAAAGATGTTTACGATGGAGAAGTCTATATCCTTTGCTTGGGACAGGGCATCAGGATTATCCATTGCTTTACCGTATACGTACTCAATAACCATCTTACGGTCGTACTGCGAGTTCTCTGCCTTCTCAGCAACCATCTTCCAGAAATTAGCCTCAGACCCATAAACCTCTTCTATCGCATTGGTAGCAAGTATCTTTGACCTGTTCTTCTTAGCCTTGTTTATATTAGAAGGAGTAGCCATAGTCTTACGGACAAGTGCATCGCCACGCTTTGCACCGTTACCCTTCCGACCATCGGTCTTCTTCATATACTTACGCTCAGGCTTTCTTTGTGGCATATATCCTATCGTATAATTCCCATATAGCATCGTACCATTCAGTTTTGCTATACAGTTTTTCTCCAAGTTTAGTCTGACCCTTATACTCTATTTCTATACGGTAATTCAATCCTTCTGGGACTGGATATATCTTATAGCCTTTTTTAAAACAGTAACTTTGAGCTTCTAAACTCCTAGGAGCTTCCAATCGTCTCATAAGAGCCGATAATTTGCGTTTTTTGGTTCCTCGGTTCAATTGCAAATCCTTTTAACATTACCCCTATCCTAAACTCAGCATCATCAATTTTGTCGCTTGGTATCTTAAGTAACAAATCCACAAGATGTTCGATATCTTTGCGATAAGGCTTGACTTTACTTAATTCTAACTGAAGGTCAGTTATTTTGTTTTTCAGGTCATCTATCTCTAAATCCCTTTTATCTATGTTTTTGTATATATCCCCAAGACTTCCGAACACCTCAACAGAAGTATCGTACATCTTTTTATTTAGTGAGGATCCAAGTATATCTTCATTAAAGTTATTCATAGCGTGAAGTATTGTAGCGTGGTTCTTATTCATATACCTAGCCACATAGTTCTTAGCGCCTGTCCTAACACCAATCCGGCATAGGTAATCGTATGATATTTTGTAAAATATAGAACGAGCCATAACATTCTTGTGGTCTCTCAACTTATCTCTAAGATCCCTTCCTGTTACTGTTTTTACTATTTTTTCTATTCTAGATATTTCTGATGCTATCTCACTGTTTATTGTCATCTTCTTCTTTATTTAAATAACTTGTTAATGTTAATGTAGTGCATAATTGGCACGCTAATAATATTCCTTCACACTCTTCATATGCTTCCAGCTCCTCAAACAAATCTACACTTATATAAAGTTCTTTTAGTGGAGCGCCAGCTATTATGTCGTGACAAGTTAGGATAAAATACTCTTCTACTATAGTACTTCTAAAATCCCACTCCTTCAATATAGTTGCTAATTGCTTCGCTAACTTTTTGTTTGCCTTGCCGTATATCATCTGAAGTTGCATCATATGTTTTTACCTTTAATGTTTTTTTGTCTACAATAACAAATGTAAACATTTTTTTATTAAATATAGTCATATAAATATATGCTTGAGCATCATATCCATAAAAGTCCATATTATAGTGCCAGGAGTCTATATCGGATGTCGTCTTAAGGTCGACAATCCGATCACCATTCAAACAGTCTGCCTTGGCTCTAAAAGGTAGTCCATCAACGTATCCAATTCCAGGCAACTCAAACTCACCTTCTTTAAATAATTCACTTGCCCTTGGGTTATCCATCACAGCATCAACAATGCTTTGCGCCCATACTTTTTCCTTAGACAACATAATCTCCTTACTTTCTAACGAGGGGTCTTTAGCGGCTTCCTTGTATTCTTTGTTACGCCTAGTAGCTACATCAACAAAATGGTAATAGTCATCTATCTTATCTTTTTCTAGTAGTGATACGTGAATAAGCCTACCTTCCCTTAATGGCTTCATATTGCTATCTAAGGGTTCTCTGTTTCCAAGGTAACTGTCAACACCCTCTAGTAATTTCTTACAGGAAGAAGAGGACAGAGATGCTTTATTGAGATAGCCATAATAGAACTCGTTATCGTACATCTTACTGACTATATCATCTATAGCCCAGTCGGTACCATCAAGTAGTCTTATCGTCTGCATCTGTTCTGGCTTTAGTATTTTTTTGCACCATTCTATATATATCTACAACCATTGACTGTAACTGCGCAACACTGCTATCTAGTTGTTTTATTTTTTGAGCTTGAGTAATTCGTTTAGACTTCATCCTCTATTTCCTTTTGCAGATTAGCTAACGCTCTCCAGGCTACTTTAGCTGAGTGCCTTACACCATCTGTGTCTATTGTTCCTGCATCGATGAGGTGACGCATCAAAGCGTCTAACTCATCTCCAGATTTACCTCTATCCCAATGCAATGGTTTATCAGGGTTATGTTGTTGCTGACCTGCATAACTGCATTTAGCGACCTCCTTAATTGCATCAGGAAAATAATTAATTACTCCAGAGTAAACAGGTATCTTTTTTCTATCTTCTTTTTCATCCATAAATTCATCTAAATAAAATGAGAATGTATCGTTTTTATTCCACTTCATAATATCGTTGCTTCTTTTATATTTAGGTATGCCACTTCTTTTTCTACTCTACACCCATTATGAAAGCGAGTAGTAGCTGGATTTCTTCTGTTGATTTCCCAGTCAGGCTCAACCCAAAATAAATTAAATAAGAACACGCCACCTGGAGTGCTACAAATATACATAGGTATGTCAAGGTTATCCTCACAAACCTCAATGATCGAATCAAATTTCTTTTTTTCAATAAGTAATGTGTCATAATGTTTTCTTCTACATTTAAGTTCTATACGGTGTCTAACCTCAGGAGAATAACAATCCCAACGACTCATCTGCGTTTTAGCTTTAACAAGATCAGGATACCTACTGCGTTTAAGGAAGTCGAATAAGTCTCCTTCTTCAATTATAGGTTCCATATAATGTTTTTAATGGTTTAAATATACTGTTTACAAAACAAGATGAACAGCTCGTGGGCTTCTTATTGTCATTGAAAACTCTGTTATATATACTAACCATTTCTACTACCTCAGCAGCTTCAAGTCTTTCTACTCCAGTTTCTATTATGTTTTGCATAAATAAAAACTCATCTTCGTTGAAACAGTTGGGTTTATTGTATGTGAATTTCTTATTAAGGATTTTCTTGCGCTCATCACAACCGCAATCTTCTCCAGCTAAGAACTTTACAGCTTTCTTTATTCCTGTAGCTGTAGTTATCTTTTCTATCGTATCACCTAAGCCTTTTGAGGCTGAGTCATACTTGGCTTTCCACTGCTTATATGCTTTGGTTCGTTTATCTTTTGGTGCTTCTGGTATATTCATATCTTATCGTAATCTTGATTAAAAAAATCTTCTATGTCCTCACCGAACTTTTCTTCAATAATTCTTCTGTAGTTCTTGCAAGAGTTATATATGCTCGTAAGTGAAATCTTTGTATCGCCAGCAATGTCTCTAAGAGATTGAGGAGTGTAATAGTATAACCTGAATAACTTTTGGTCATACCAATGCCACGTGGAAACTTCCTCATCAATGGCTTTAAATATCGTAAGATATGCCTCCTCCATACTGTCATTCTCCTCTCTTTCCTCTGGAATTTCCGCAAGAGACGAAAAGACACTGATGTTTTCAACATCGGAGTAGTCTTTACTGATTTCTGCCTTCTGACCTTTTTTAGCGTCATAGAACAGGTTACGTAAAGTGATATATATAAAGTAAGAATTGACCTCACCATCTTTTATTATTTTTTCAGGTTTATCTAAATACTTGTTCAGTCTCAAATACATATCCTGAACAATATCATTCGCTAGGTGTATATCTTTACAAATAGACATAGCCATTGAAATCCACTCTTTATGTCTCTTGGTCAGTATTTCCCACATAATACAAAAAGGTTATTCCAAATATAAAAAAAAGAAGCTGAATCACAATATAGTCTTCAACTTCTTCAAGAGCTTCATCCATCGCTGTATCTCTAAAATTAATACCAACGACACAACCGTAAATGGGAAAAAATGATATCCCGAACATAGCAAATTGTTTGGGCTAATATAGCAATTTTATTTCAATATAATTGCTTTTTCCGTAAAACTTTCTTAAATCTTTTACCTCAATGATATTTTGATCTTGTTCAAATATAGTTCCTTCCAAAGCATCTATGAATGCTTTGTTCAGGTTGTCTAGTAAGTCTGGTTTAGTTGTTTTTGGCATACCTAGTATTCTGCGTTTAAGAGCAGTAGACTTGGTAAACTCAAAACAATAATGAAGATACTCAACTATTATTGGAGTACCAGCCCTTATTATCTCAAATCCATCCCCCACCTGGGACATTGCACTGTAGGATATTTCTTTCTTAAAGTCAAGTATTTTCTTTGGTGTGTAAGCTATTCCGTTTCGTCCTCTTCTAAAGGATTGATGCGGTGTTGGCTTTATGTCAAAATGAAGTGTCAATTCTGAGTATGTCATCGATTTTATCTATTATTCTTGGAGTGCCTTGCCTATCCACCTCAAAGCTAAATTGCTCAAAGGGGTAGGACCTACTGCGTTTACATATAACGTCAACTATATCTTCGTTGTCTTCTTTTAGTTTTAGTTGTATTTGTGTCTCTGTTTTCTTCTCCAAGAATGAGCCTAGGTGTCCCGTAGGCTTATCGCTGTTAAAGTTACTGTGTATAACTATCATAATATGAATGTTATACTCTTCGCTCCACCTCATTATCTCTTGCACTATAGCTGCTGATTCTTTGATGTCATTTACATCTAGAACTAAGTCAGCAACACCATCTATAATAACAAAACCTGTTTCATCTTGATATTTTTCTAGATACCAATCAATAAAATTTACCCTTTCATTTGCAGGTAAAGTTCTCATTGCATACGGATCATAATCTAAACCATCATATTTAGATATATCCAGGACCCTGCGAAACACCTTTTGAGCGTG